GCGACTGGATGAGAACATCCGAACCTTCGGTGCGGCGAACCTCAGTCGTCGAAAGAATACGACGAGCGGTTTGCGCGAGAGCCGAAGTGGTAACCAGGCGGTACGAACGAGCGTTTACGTGACGGCCAGAACCAACGTTGATACGTGCAGCCTGAGCAAGAACAGCCTCAAGCGATTCCAGGCTCAGTGCAGGGTTCGGGTCAGTTCCGTCGTTAGCCTCAACGAACGAGGCGTTGATGACACCAGCGGTGCTAACGAACTGCTTAGCAAGCGCAATGTCTTCCTGCTCGGCAGCGTAACGTGCGAACGCCTGGGTTGCGCGACCAATAATATCAACGTTTCCGCTGTTCATAATGGCTTCCCATGAGATGCGGAGGCGAACACCGTTCTTACGAAGGTCGGCATCCAACTGCTCAGTCGTGAAACCAAGAGCAGGGTACTCGCCAAGTTCGCCAACACCAGGAAGTCCAGCGCCAACATACGTGTCACCGTCGTGAACACCCTTCAGTGCGTCAACATCAAAGTCGAACCCACCGAACTCAACCACGCCAAAGCGAGGTGCGTCAATAACGGTTTCAGCAATTTCGTTCCACACAACAGGCTGGTCAGCGTAGTTCGCAAGGAACTCAACGTTGATAGCAGGTGCAAGAAGCGAAGGAATGTCCGAAGTGGAAATACCTTCAACCAGTTGGTGCTTAGCCTTCTGGTCACCCGAACGGGCAGCAAGGTACAGTTTCCCTGCTTCGCGCTGACGGTCACTGGCCTTACGGTCAATGTCAACAATCGCGTTTTCAATAAGAGATTTACGGTCAGTCATCATCATTCCTTAGTTGTTGACTCGGACAAAAGCGTCACCAGCGGTAGCGCCCTTTGTGTTGATAGCGTATCCAACAAAGATGTTAGAGCCGACGGTAGTGGTCAATGCCGTTCCGTATGTTGCTCCCGAAGCAAGGTACATGGGAGTACCTGGCGCGGTTGCCGAAGAGGTCGTTCCAGTGAAAACACCAATCGAACGAAGCGTGGCATAGTAGTTGCCGTCTGCGCCAAGTTCAGCGTCAGTTTCTGCAACACCAACAATACCCGTAGCAGCACCGCCAGTTGTGCCAGCAGTTGCGCCGAAAGTAACAAACATTCCTGACTCTACAGCAGAGTTAACTTTGTATGACAGCGAAAAGCCGTCACGGTAAATTTCGTTAGTAGCCATTACTTAACCTTTGCAATATCGGTAAGATTGAAGCCAGCAGTTCCAGCCTCAACAACGCGACCAGCAGGCGAATCCTGCTTTACGCTTTCGGTTACGGCTTTGCGAATTGCGTCAACCGTTCCCTTACGAGCCTCAACCAGGGCAAGTGCAGCAGCACCCGTCATAGTCTTTGCGGACTCATAAATTTCTGCACGAAGTTCAGCGGGGATACCAGCCTGAATAGCGGCCTCGGCAACTTCCGACATGTCGGCCACGTCTGCGGCTTCTTCTTCGACAGAAACATCTTCCATAGCAGGCATCATTGCTTCCATTACCGCAGCGATAATTTCTTCTTTGAATCCTTCTAGGATGGTAAGGAGTTCTTCCCTATCCATATCCATTCCTTCCGTATTTTCGGTATCCTCAACATCCATGTGAGAATCCTCAGTAGCGAGTTTTGCTTTCGCAGACTCGTACAGTTTTTCAACCAACCCTGAACCAGCAAGACCAGGGTATGAAACCAAGTCAACACCATTCATTTGGTCGGGAATAAGTGTGGTCACATTACCATCAGCATCTGTTTCGCCCATCATATAAATAGACAAACCAGCGTGAGGGCCAACCGCTTCAACAAAGTCAGACCAGTGAGGGAAAACTTCCAACTCACCAACAAGGCTGCCCGTTTCGTCATCCCACCATGCGCCGTCAGGATAAACACCAATCATATCTTTTGGCGAACGAGTCGAATCGTGGTCAATGAACGCTTTAGCGCCAGGAGCAAGAGCCTGCGGCCCAAATTCTTTTAGCACTTCTTCAGAATAAAAACCTGAAGAACCCTGCCCAGGAACAGCAAGCGTCGCTTTCCAGCGCTTGCCATTTTTTGTCAGGGTGCTATTAGACGATTCGGATAAAAGTTTCATCAACTAATAATAACACAATATTACTGAATGGTATCGTTCCGTAAATCCATACCCAAGCCGTCAAACGAACCAGTGCCATTAGATTGACCCTGGTCTGGTGACCCAACCGTAGGATTAATGTTCATAATCGGGTCAATGTCGTTACGACCAACACTATATTCATTATTCGGAACAAGAATACCATCAGGAATTTCAGAAGGCATAGGGTCGCCCACAATTAACTGCAACTCATTCTTAATCTGCTCAGGCGTGTAAAGACCCGTCTGCCACTTCAAAACAACCGACTGCGTTTTACGATACAACTCTGCACCATCAATGAGCGGCGGGAATTTAGCGCGAGGATTACGCGCACCCAACCAACGCAACACACGTTCCTCATATTGTTCATGCCAACGACGACGAGCCTCCACAGCCAAGCGTGTCGGCAAATCCAACGTTGCGGCCGAAGCATAAGACGAACCAGAAGCGCCAGGGTCAGAAGTCAAATGCACAACCGACACCTCAATACCTGTCGCAACAATCGCAATCAGCGCACGACCCGCATCAAAATCGTAAGCCTTACCAGCGGTAGCCAACGGTGCAAGTTCATTACCAACCGCAACTTTACCGTAACCAGTTGCGCCACCAATCTTCGCCGCAATCTGAGTTGCACCAGCAGAAGACTGCGCTTTAGCGGTAGCCCAAATACGAGCCATAGCATCCGTCATAACTTTACCCGACTTGATGAACTCGGAATAAATTTTTGCCCACTCCACAATACAACCAGCATCAGGGAAACCCAAAGCCCAACCAGGTTGCGTGTTCACCCAACCATCAATCATGGTCTTATTACGATTAACCGTTTCCCGAACACCATTATAAATAATAGCCTCAGTCTGCTTGTCTTTAAACAAGTCAGTAAAAATCCATTCCACGTTCGGTGTAACCCCACCATCCGTGTACCACAAACGACGATAAGCCCACACCTCAGAAGGGTCATCATCATTCGTATAAAGCCCACTAATCTGATTCAACGAAATGGGTCGCAATTGGCGGGTACGGTCATCACCCACAAGAAAAAAACCACCATCAGTGTAAAGCGACATTTCGCGTTCCTCATGCGCCAACGCACTAAACACATACCGCTGATTAATCGGGTCATCAACACGCGCACCCACATTCGCCTGCCCACGACCAGGCTGCTCACCCATCCCAGGCACACCAGAATAATCAATCTGGTCAGACCACACATATGACGAACGCAACTTTGCGCCACGCTTTACATGCGGATTCAGCGTAGCCGCCACACGAATCTGTTTCGCACGATTAACTAACTGTTCAATCGAAGGGCCTTCATCACCATACGACAAAATGGGAATCCAATTCTCGCCACCCATCACACGGTCAAGTTCAACCAGCCTTTCCTGCAATTCAAACTCAACAGTAGAATACTTGTCACTAATCTCCGTCAGAACACCCTGCAATTCAGCCATCTGTTCCGTCTGAGCAATTTCTTTAGCAGTTTCTTTAGCCATACCTACTACTTTATCATGCCTTTACCACGGCATACCCACATCATCAATGCTCATCTGCAGTATGTCAGCAGGGTCAAACATGACCCTATCCCCAGCATTAACCGCATTAACATCCTTAGTAAACAAATAATTCAAATCAGTCGTCGCATAAATCAACGCATCCAAACGGTCAGGCGACCCACCCATCACACCACGCAACTCATCTTTCGGCGTAATCTGCACAGCACCACGATTATTAAACCGATACGTCACCATCAACAACTGGTCACGCAACTCGTTATCCTCAAAGTCAATATCTAACTTGCCATCCAGCAACTGCTTCCGCAAAGAGTCATGGTTATAGGCACGACTGTTCGCCCACTGTGCAGGGTCAGGCGACCTCGCTGCACCATCAATCCCAATCAACACATACCGTTTATCATCAAACTCATCCAATGATTCCAACATGTCAAACACAGCCCCACCAATACCCGACGCATCCACCCGCACCTCAGACGCATCCACCGACATAGCCAACTGGTGAATCCTACGGGCAGACACAACCGTATCCACCTTCCCCCACGAATCACACAACCGCACATGCCCTGCGCGGTTCACATAAACCACAGACTCATCATCACCAAAACGGGCCACATCCACACCCAAAATTGGTTTAACCGCAGCATCCTCCACAATAATAGTATCAATACCAGTATCAATCGCAGACTGCCCAAAAAAAGTATTATCCGTTTCCCCAGGAAAATCACCCATCACCTTACTCATCCAACGAGCATCACCCTCACCCCACACACGACGTTTATGGTCAACCCACTCCACCGAAGTCAACTCAGCCAAAAACCGTTCCTGCTTCACCTGGTCGGCATACACCACCTCACCTGTAAACGTAGGCAAATCAAACGCAGAAATAGTACCCAACCAAAACTCATCCGCCATTTCAGGTCGCGTAAAAATATTATGAAACTCCGTACCACGGTGGTCAGGGTTACCAATCGCCAACAACCGTGACTCCGCACCAGTCGTCACCGCCTCCGCAGCAGTAAACAACTCCCGTGGCACACCACCCGCCTCATCAATAAAAACACCAGTCCGAAGTTTACGAGTACCCTGAAACGAACTAACAATATCCTTATCCGCAGGCCGCTTCCCAAAAGCCAAAAAATCTTTCTTCCCCGTCACAGGATTCAACACCTTCCACGTCAACTCCTCACTAATCTCCCCACGCAACGGCGAACCCAACGTTTTAGCACTCGCAAAATTGTTTTTTAAATAAGCAAAAATAACTTTCTCAATCTGCGACAACGTAGGTGCAGACACAATAGCCAACGCCTCATCCACAGGAAACACAGAACACCACCACGAAATCAACGCACCCGCCAACGCCGACTTCCCACAACCATTCGCAGACTTCACAGCCACGCGACGATTATTCACAAAAGCCTCCGCAATCTCCGACTGCTTCGACCACAAATGAATATTCAACACATCAGCCATCCACGCCTCAGGGTCAGACTGATACACCAAAGCCTGCGACTTTAACCGCATCTCCTCCAACGCACGAACCGCAATCCCATCAAACATCACACAACCCCATCATCAACCTCACGCGCCACCACGCCAATCAAACCCTCAAACTCGACACGCAAATCCTCAGCCTCAATATCGGGATACCTTTCTTCCAAACGGCCAAGAAGCCTCTCAAAAGACAACTCCACAATACGCACCAGTTCCCTCGCATAAACCGACTGCACCCGCTCAAGGTCAACCACAGACCTATCACGCAAATCAGCCAACACCTTCAACTGACGACCAATCGCCCCAGCCGCAGCATTAACCACCGAACCCAAATTACGGTCAGAAATACCAGACATACGCGACTCAACCTCAGCAACCATCCCATCCAACCGTTGCAACAAAACACCAATCCGCGCATCCTCACCCAAAAAATCACGCTCACCCAAAACCCGTTCCAAACGCTGAGCAACCTCCAACGCAGGCACACCCGTCAACACCTCAAGTTCCTGCGGCGACCTACGCCCATACTCACGCAACAACAAGCGGTCAACATCATCCACTAGACACACACCTCCAACCACAATCATACAGTAGGCTACAACCCCAAACACAACAAAAAAAATATGCGATAGTGCCACACCCCCGTTCGAACGTTTGTTCGATTACAATCCGTGATGTTTCGTACATATGTTCGATAGCGGCCGCTTGGCGTTTGCTGTGTGAATCCTATGAATTGGCTATGTGAATCCTATGAGATTGTTCACTATGTCTATCGGGTTACTAGACATTATAGACAATAGCGCGGCCGCGTGATTATATCGGTTTTCCGTGTGATTATCAAGTGTCGAATTATAACGATATTGTTATAATTATGTGCTTGATATTCTGCCCGTTGTCGTGTATGATGCCGCGACGTTGCCGCGCCGCGTGATATTACACTATCGGCCGCTAATTGTCAAGTGTTTTTTTATAACAATATCGTTATCAAAATATGGCCTAATCGGGTTGCGGCCGCCGCGTATCCGTGCTATGTTGTTGTTATAACTAAATATCATCACATCACAACAACCAGAAGGGGAACGACATGGAGAACGTCGAACGGGTAGTGATTGAGATACCCGCAACGGTGGCCGAGATACTAGCGCACGGTATCGCGGAAACGCTTGAACAGTTCGCGGAAGAATTGCGAGATAATCAAGATAGCGAAACAACGCGCCGCATATCTGGCGAATTGGCCGATTATGCACGCGGCTATATGCGAATGGCGGCCGAACGAATGGCACGTGCCGAATACTACGAATGCCCAATCTGTGAATCTGATTTTCACACGGAACGCGAACGCAACGGCCGCGAATGTCGCGAGATGGCCGCTAACTAATCGAACGGCCGCCGCGCTACGATAGGCGGCGGCCACCAATCCCTAGAAGGGGGAATCATGGACACGGATACACAACCTACAGAATGTGCCGAATGTGGCGCGGCCACATGGATACCCGAATGGTACGACAACGGGGACATGAACGGGGGCGAATGGCAGTGCCCGACGTGTTTCGCGGGCAACGCGAACAGTGCGGCCGTAATCGAATGGCGCGAGATTTTGCATGAGATACGCCGCGAGATTGATGATTTTACGGGGCGTGGAACGTCGCTAGAACGCGCGGAACGTCTCGCGCATGAATTGGCCGACAAGATTACTCAACTACAATCAGAACAATAGGGCAGACGGCCACCCGCTACCGATTGGGGCTAGGCGTGTTCGATACACGCGGCGGGGCGATACGCGGCTACTGTGGCCGCGTACATGGAGAAGGGGTAAGGGCATGGAACGTATCACGGAACAACAACTAGCGGCTATGGCCGAACGGCTAACGGCCGCGCTACGTGAGAACGGAACGATTACACACGGCGAACGCGTGGACACGTTCACGGCGTGGAGCATTCGGGTTTGGGCAATTTACACGGCGGCGGGAACAATCTCAAAAACGTTTGACGGCGTAGGCGGCAGTAAGCGGGAATTGTGGAACGCGGGGCGGGCTATGTTATGGGCAGTACGCGGGTACTGATGTTCGACGGCCGCCATTCAATCGGGTGGCGGCCAATACCGATATCAACAATTGAAGGGGTTTAGTTATGGCTAAGAGATTATCGCCGCAACGGGCAGAATTGTATCGGTTGCGAGAGTATGGCCGTCGTGTGAGAACGTTGAAACGGGGGGCGGCTAGGGCGGCTAAGTTGTCGGCTAATGTCGTGTTTGCTAAGCGTCGGGGGGGAATGTAATGCGGGGGGATTTTGGCTATGTCGTTGTGAAGGGTGAACGTTTGCCGTTGACGTTGCGGGGGTATGTGGCGTATCTGATTGTCGGGGGGGTTGTGATTGTGGCGGGGTTGTGGCTAGTGCTTACGGTTGTGATTGTTGGCCTATCCCCGTTATACGGGTAATACAGTAATAACTACATATAACATTATTATCTAACTATATTGATACGGTTGTATTTTTGGGGATTGTGTCAAGTGTTTACGGGGCGGCCGATTGTTGCAGACGGGTGCATGACGTGAGAATGGGCGTTTTCGGGGGGGTGTAGTTAGGTAGCGGGTGATAAGATATGACATATATCTACGGGGTGGACATGACACGGGTAATGTTTTGTGGCGGCGGGGTTGCATAATTGAATAATGTGTGTAAGAATATCTAACATAAATAACATTCTCTTAGGGGGGAATAATGATTACGATTGAAACGAAAATTGGTGATGTAGTTACTAATCACTATGGGGAAACGGGTACTGTTGTCGGGGAATCTGAGAAGGGTACATGGTGGATTGTTCGCAACGCGAGTAGCGGCCGCGAAACCTTCTGCCACAAAATTACACGTTACACGGTGACTATTGTTGGGCAACCGATTGAAGGGGGTAACTAATGGAAACGGTTATTGGGATTACTACGGAAACGAAACTAGGTGATTGGCTACGCAACGGTTGGGATAACACTTACGTTGTTGTAGGCATGACACGTAGCGGCAACCTATGGATATTGGAGAATGTGGATACGCGGCAGATTACTATGGCGCGACGTATCACGGCCACGATTGAAGGGGGTAACTAATGGCCGTCGAAACTATGCGGGTATTTTTATGCGGCGATTGTTCTCACTTAGGGGGAATGTCTGACGGGTGGCACGTGCCTAACAATATGTGCTATTTTTGCGGGGCTAACGGGGTTGTGACGTTCCCGCGTACTGTTGAAACGTGGATTGAAACGGAAGGGGGTAACTAATGGTAACGATTGATAAGCGTATTGGTACGACGTGGCTATGTTTTGATTGCGCGGCCGACGATAACGGTACATGGGCTAAATATCGGGTGACACTTGATTGTGTTATCGAATTAGATGAAGGGGTTGCCGCGTTTAGTAAGCAACCGTGTGGCACGTGTGCAACTACTCTCGCGGGTGCGCGGTTTCGCGGGGCAATATGGAATGAAGGGGGTAAGTAATGGATATTACAGAATTAGCGGCGCGGGAATTACTAGCCGCGCCTAGCGGGCAACGGCCGCGCATACGGGCAGATATTGCTAGTGGACAATTCGCGGGGCAGACGGTGGCTATTCGTAGTGTTGTGAATCTTGAACAACATTCGGGAACGATTTGCAAACTATGGGTAAGTGAAACAACGTTGAAGGATATTATTCTTGAAGGGGGTAACTAATGTCTGATAGTGAATTTACGGGTGGCCGCGTATGGGTTATTGGTAAGTGGCATGGGAACGTGTGGCTAGGGCATGAGATACACGCAACGTATGCGGCGGCCGATATTGCGGCGAACGGGTACGGGATTGATTACACGATTGAGAAGATGTATGAATTGGCGGGGGAAGATATTACGCCACGTCACTACTGGCGCGAACGGGGGATTAGATAATGTTTGAGAATGATGAACGGTTACGGGCAACATTCTTATACCGTGAGTACGGGTATGAGTATGCGGCTAGGTTGTTGAAGGATAGGGGTGATACTCGCGGCGGCTACTGGCGGCGGGTGCTAATCGAATTAGATTACGTGGCAGATAGGGGTAACTAATGGAATTTACTGATGAACAATTAGAAGTGAACAACGAATTTTTGGAAGGGGATAGGGGAATGGTAAGAGTAGACGGGGTGATTGTTGAGAGTATCACGGCCGATAATGCGGGGAACATATTTTTTGTTGCGGCCGCCAATTATGCGGGGCGTGAAGGGTACGCGGATTATGTGGCGTATGCAGCATGGCATTACGATAAGCGGGTAGATGAATTGAATATGATTATTGGTGACGTGTCGTATTCCGATTGTTTGGCCGCGACGGTGAAGTATCGTGAAGGGGAACGGTACTGATGACGTGTGAACATAACGTAATCGAATGCCCTAAACATAAGGGCAATTGGGATTGTCATTCATTCTGCCCGTTATGTGAAGGGTATGGGGAATATTGCGGGAAGTGTGGCGCGAATGGTGGTGATGTGATGACGTGTGAACGTTGCGGCAACGATACTAATCGTGACGGTTTTGAAGTGTATTGCTATCCGTGTAGTGACGATATTCATAATGAGAATAATTAGGGGAAGGGGTATCTAATGATTGAAGTGACGAAACTAGACAACGGTATGTTGTGCGCTAGTGCCATAGTGATTGACGGGCATATGGCGTGGCGGGAATGGTGCAACTATGAAGGGTATTCGCGGCGGGAAGTAGCGCGAATGTTTAGGGAACGTATGGCCGATATGGGTTACGTTATCAGTAAGGGATATGTGAAGGGTAAGGGGGAATAAGAATGGTACTTGACAACGAATATGTTGAAGTGTATTGTGATGAGTATGGTGCTTATGGAATGTCTATAAGCGCGGCGAAACTAGGTTAGGGGGAAACATTATGGAAGTAGTTACAGTAGACATGAAGTGGATTAGGGCAGTGGCCACGTGGCAGCCCGTCACTAAGAACGTGGACAATACTTTTGTCCTTGAAGGTGTGAACGTAATGGTTGAAGGGGATAGTGTTATCGCAACCGTTACTGATAGGTATCGGATTGTTTATTCCGTTTCGCCTAACGCGGGTGACACTACGGTTACGGGTGTGAACGTGATTGTGCCTATGTCTATGATTGTTTCATTCGCTACGGCTAACAAAAATATTGACAACGGTATGCCCGTGACGATTGAAGTTGTTGAGAATGTTACTCGCATTAGTTGTTTTGGGGCAGTAATGTCGGGCGATACTGTGCGCGGCCAATACCCGCGTACTTATTCGCTGGTTCAAGAATGGCAACCTACGGATGAAGGTGGCGGCGTTATGTTCAATATGAAGTTGTTGGCCGACGTGGTGAAGTTTGCCAATCCGATTGAAGGCGTGGTGACGGCTGCCCGTCGTGACGATAAGTGGAACGCTACACGCGGCGGCAGTAGTGGCGGCACGTGGCGTTTCGATAAGGGTAATCCTGACGTGTTTGGTGTGGTTATTCAATCACCTAAGCGGGTGTAGTTTGGTGTGGCGGCCGCGAGTACGGGTGAACGTGCTAACGGTTGTGGTTACGCGAATGGTATTACGCGGCCGCCATTATCAGAATGTAAACAATAATCAAGGGGGTAAATATGTTTGAGTATGAAGTGAAGTTTTATGACGGGCTAGTAACCGTTGTGGTGACGGCCTACGTGGATGACCGTACACCTACGGCCGCGATTGAACGGGCGTTAGGCGTGGTTGTGGAGAATAGCGGGGTATCATTCGACGTTGAGGATTGCCGCCGCGTGGAAGTGGAATATATTGGTGCTGACCGTAGTTGGGGGGAAAACTAATGGATTGTTTTGAATGTGACTTACCCTACGGGGGGGTTATAGGGCGTAATAATCCTAGTGTGGGTACTGTTTGGTTGTGTCGTTATTGTGACAGAATTACACCAGAATATAAGGGGGGAAACTAATGCCAGAGTATGAGTATGAGGTACGGTTTATTGTTGGCGGGGTGAATATCACAACGGTTGTGTATGTTGATGATGAATATGTTGGGGAAGGTGATGATTATCATTACGCCACGATTGAGGATAAGGCGCAGAATTATGCGGCCGTAAAAGTGTTTGAGGATACTGGCTGGGATATAAATGATGAAGTGTTTGATGAATTGGAATGTTCGCATACTGGAACGATTGGGGGAAACTAATGATTATTAGAACGGGTAAAGAATTGGCCGAGATGTTTGCGGCGATTGGTGATGATGTTGTTGCTGTTGAATATTGGACACATGAAGACGTGCTGGATTTTGTTCAAGACGATACGGATTATGTTGATGTTACTGAAGATGTTGCGCGTGAAGTTTGGCGTAGCATAATTGGTGATGTTCGATTTTTTGATTATGTTGATAACGATATTATTGTTTCGGAAATAAGAGATGTGTTGAGAAAAAGAATGGGGCAAAACTAATGCTGCCAGTAGCGTGTGTATGTCAAGGTTTGACTATGGATTGTCGGTACTGTTATGGTACAGGCTGGGTTATGTTACGTAAATTCAACGATAAGGGGGGAAAATAATGGAAGCAAACTTAGGTATGATTATGGCGGCAGTACGCGAGTACGCGCCAGAAGCGATAGTGTTTGAAGAAGCAGACGGTAACGTTTCGATTGCACTAAACATGAAACTAAATAAAGACGGGTTGTTGGAATCGTTCCCTGATGAGGTGAGTAATCTTGAAGATTAGTGTAGTGTTTGAGGTTGATAAGCGAACTATTGTGCAACAGTTTGAATCGCTTGATGCGGCACAAAAGTTTTATGAGGATTTATGTGAACGTCACGGGGTAACTAAAGTTACGCTGATTGGTGCTGGCGGGGGTATTCTCCGTGAGAAGGGAAGGTTGGCCGAGTAATGGGAACTAATGCTGATAGTGCTATGAGTATTGAACAACGTACTGCTGTATCTAAAGTGCGTATTGCTGCAGATAATTATCGGATTGCTAGGGATACGTTGGAACGTCAGTTGCGTGATGAACTGATGTTGAAACTTCAAGCGTTGATGGCTGTGCGTGATAATGAGGTGCGTATTGCGTATGCTATGGGGGTGAAGAAGGCCACATTGAAACGGGCTATTGGTAGTAAAGACCATGCGACGTTGCAAAATATTATTTCGATTGGTGGGGCTGTTGGTTTGCCTGAGAGTGAAATGATTACGTGGAATGGTGTTGAAACGTTTACCGTAAATTTTGTGGACTATTTAGGTTCACGTATTTATGGCAGCCTTGTATGTAACGCTGTGTTTAGTGAGCATGATACACCTATCGGTTTTGAAGTGCCTAGCGGCGATTCGGCCGACCCAATTTGGGAACTGCTTGAACGCACTACAGGTGCTAATGACTTTACTGTTTATGATTTGATTGTCAATGCTATTGGATAGTAATGGTATTCCATATTCAAGTGGCACTCTTATTTGGAATGAGGGTGAAGGTGTGCGCTTGAATGATTACACGCCGCCGCGTAAGTTTGAAACACCTGAAAGTATTTATGCCCGTCAGGAAGAAGGGCGTACTGGGGCGGCTTTTCATTATGGGAATGATTTGTCGCACCATTCGCAACAGTTGTTGGCGTTGCAGTATTTGAGGGATAATGCTGGGTTTGACAATGTGGTGTGGTGTGTTGTGCATTTTAGTAAAGGCCAGAATATTATGGCTATGAATGTTGCCACAGGTTTGTGGTGCGAACGAAAGGTGGTTTGATTATGGGTATGTTTATTTTGTTTGTTGTTGCTTGGGGTTTTTCTGGAATATCGTATTGGTTGTTTCATTCCATGAAGACTCGTCGTTATAATGCTTATGCGTCTGGGCGTTTGGATACGTTGTATGTTGTGTTTATGTTGATGACGTTGGCGCTGATTGTTGGTGCTTCGATTACGGTTTGGGGGTAATAGTAATGTGGAATATTTTTATTCTGATTATGAATGTGGTGTTCAGTATCATGGCTGGTGTTATTTTTGCGGCCGCGATTGGTTCTGACTGGTGGCTGCTAATGTTCTTCATTGGTTTTTTGTTGTGGAACATTACGGCTGGGGCTATTCTTTTAGTGATTGGGTTTGTGTTGAGTATTGAAACTGTTGGGAAGGTGGAAAAGTAATGTGCCATTGGTCTGAGTATGAGCCGCGTGAGATTACGCGGGAGTTTGATGTTCAATGTGATGATTGTGAAAAGGAACATTCGTTGGAGTTTGCGGCGTATGTTTGGCGTGACGGCAGTATCTTTGGTTCGTGGGTTTGCCCTGATTGTGGTGAGGGTAACTCGTCTGAAGATTTGGGTAACGTGGCTGACTTCGTTGACCATGACATTAGAGAGGGGAAGTAATTATGTTGCCAAGTATTAGTGGGTATGACAGTTGGAAAACGGCTAGTCCGTATGATGATGACCAAGAGTGGGAAGAAAACATTGAGCCTACTTGTGAAGCGGAACTTGACCATGCACCTGACGGGCATATGTGTAATGATAATTGTGAACCGTCAGAAGATAATCATATGTGCGGCTGGAATGGGATTGTGACGGCCAGTTGTGTTGGTAATGAGGATGAATACACTTATTACTGGACTTGTCCTGAATGTGCTGTTGATAATGAAGGGCAGAACAGGTGATGCAAAAAGAGATTGGTTATTATGATGACCTTTGTGGAATGTGCGATAAAGATGTTACGGTAACTATTTATCGGGAAGGCCAAACAAAATGGGATTGTCCTATCTGTGAATATACAAATGAAGTGAGGATGGAACTATGAATACTGATGTGATTGATGTTATGGCTAAAGGTGCAGTTGAGGCTTTCAATTTGGGTGTCAAGGTTGAGCAGGAACGTATTGTCAAACTGATTGCTGATTTGGCGGTTGTGAATCCTTTGATTGCTGAACTTATCCCTGTTATCAAAAAAGGTAGTTAGTGCCGCGACTTACGCCAACTGTTGAACAAGAGGCGGCCATTGAACGGATAGTGTCTGAACCTAGCGGCGGCGTTATACAAGCATCAGATTTGGGTACAGGCAAAACACTTATGGCTGTGGAGGCAGCGCTACGGTTTGCTGGTGACGGTGTAATCGTAGTGTCTGCACCACTCCATACTTATTATGGTTGGTTTGACACGTTGTTTGGGCAAACTAATGGTGCGCGGCAGTTTCGTAAAGTGGATAACAAAACTAAACGGGGGAAAAGCAATCTTGAAGCGTTGCAATGGGGAACTAAAGGTTGGTATTTTGTTGGCCGAGAATTTTTCCGTTTACAGGATTGGTCTGGTATTCCGATTGATGTGATGGTTCACGACGAGTGCCATTCGTTGCAGAATCGTAAAAGTCGTGGGTTCAAAACTGCACGTAATGTGGATGCGCGGCTAACTATTGCACAATCAGCAACATGGTTTGGTTCATCTTTTGAAGGTGCATGGGCTGTGCTTCGGGTTGTGTATCCCGACCATGACGGTATTGGAATGTTTGCTGACCGTTCGTATCATAGGTGGGTTCGTAACTGGTGTCAGACTGAGTATGACCATTTTGCTGAAGGCAACCTGAGAATTGTTGGGGAAAAAACTCTTGGCAATTTGGCTAAAGAAATACCGTGTTACATAAATTTGCGTAATACTGCTACGGAAACTCCTGAGTTTGTGAACGTGTATGTTGATTTGTCAACAAGGCAACGCACTCTTTATTCCCAAATGGAACGTGACGGGGTAGCGTGGCTTACCGATAATCCTATGGTGGCCGAGTTGCCTATTACGCAGCGTGTCAGGTTGAGGCAGTTGACTCTTGGTGAAACAGTTGTGTCTGATGATGATGTGGTTGATTTTGATATGAACTGTAAGTCATCAAAGTTGGATGCTGTTGTTGGGTTGTTAGATGACCTTGTTGGTGAGCAGGTTGTGATTGCTACCGATAGTGCCAAGTTTGCTAGGGTTGTGGCGGCACGTGTTGGTGGGTTTGCGTGGACTGGTGATGTTTCACAGGTTGACCGTGAAGATGCGAAACAAAAGTTTATGAATAAAAAGTTGCGAATTATTGTGGCAACACAGGCTGCGATTAGTGAAGGTACTGATGGGTTGCAGCGGGCTTGTCGTGTGCTGATTGAGTTGTCTAAATCTGATAGTCCTATTTTGAATCAGCAAATGGTTGGTCGTTTGAATAGGACTGGTCAAGATAAACGGGTGGTTGTGTATCGGGTGATGGCGCGTGATACTTTAGATGACCCTCAGGCGAATACGTTGTTGAATAAAGAGTTGCAAATGCGGGCGTCAATGTTGAAGAATGATAAGGGATAAGGTAGGTTATTTTTATGGCTACTAAAGATGATAGGTTGTTTGCGTTTGCGTATTCTAATCCACAAGTTGCAGCGTTGTATTCTGAACTGCATGAGGACATGAATGATTTGGGTGCTAATTGTTTGGAGATGATTCCTTCCCCCTGGGTTGACTATGGGGATGAGGAAGATTTTTATCCAACGCCTACTGCTGTTGAGGCTGTAACAATGTGTTCTGGTTGCCCTGTTGTTGAAGCCTGTTTTGAATATGCAAAACTTTATAGGCCGAATCATGGCGTGTGGGGTGGCATTTTATGGCGTAACGGTAAAGGTCGGGGTATCAAAAATTGATTGAGAATCCTGCTGAAATGATTAAAGGTATTGTTACTCTTGCGCCAGCAATTAATCTTCGGGTTGCGTTGTGGAACTTGGTGGACTATATTGATATGGCAATGAGTGCCGCTGATAATGAGGGTCAAGTTGGTGTCATTAGTATTGAGGACATTCTTGAAGTTATTACACAGTCAATGGTTAAGTTAGATTATGACCTTGATGATGGGTTTCATGTCGGTGGTCAGGTAGATAATGGGAATAATAATCGAATAACAAATGAAGAGGTTGAGAAGTTTCGTAAACTGTTGGGGATTGACCCTGACGAAGAAAACAAGGAGGAATAATAATGACTGAACAAAACAATGTGGGTAGTATTTTTGGGAAGATTGCGACGATTCAACGTGAGGTTGGTGCTATTCCGCGTAATGGTACTGGCCCGTCACAGAAGGGTTCGTTTAAGTATGTGAAGGCTGAGGACATTCTTGACAAGATTCATTCGCTGCTGGTGCAGGAGAATGTGATTGTTGTTCCTGCGTTGGAATATACGAAGCATGAAACTGAGTATGTGAACAACCGCCAAATGGTGTCTGTTGCAATCAAGGCACAGTATCAGTATGTGTCTGTTGATGACGGGTCGTACATTATTGTTACGGCCATTGGTGAAGGTTCAGATATTGGTTCGGATACTGCCACTCGTAAGGCGGCAACACAAGCGTTGAAGATTAGCCACTTGCACACGTTCACTATCCCGAACTCTGAGTTTGATGATGAAGGTTATGAACCGTCTGCTGGTCGTGGTTCTGAACCTGCTAACACTAAAGCCGCACAGGTTATTAGTAAAGCATCACGTTCTGCTGTGACGCCTGAAGTTTCAGAGTTGCAGGGTACTGTCCGTAAGTTTGTGGATGGTGGCGTTGGTGCTGACATTGTTAAGGCCATTGGTGAACGTGTCACTAAAGAGTTGAACAAGCCGTCGTATGACAAGAATGATGCCGACATTTTGCGTGGCATTGTTACTGCGTTGAACGCTGGTGAAGTCGCGTAATGTCTGCACCTAAACTTCGGGTTCGCTCATCTGGGTTTGGTGGGTCTGGTTATTCCATTCCCACCAGACTGGATGAACGCGGCAAGCCGATTGTTGTGCCAGGTGTCACAACCATTACGGGCGTGACCGCGAAACCTGGCATTGTGCAGTGGGCTGTTGACCAGACTGCCGCATATGCTGTAGCAAACATTGATGCGTTGCTGTCACGTACCGACCAGCAAGGTTGGGGCATGTTGCGTTGGTATCATAAGCGCACTCCTGATGTAGAGTTCGGTGACCTTTTAGATTACCATTCTGGCGTGTTGAATGATGCAGCCGAATTAGGTACTGGTGTGCATGAATGGATTGAAGCAGACTTAACTGATGATTTCCCGCCAACAATTATTAATGAACAGATGGATGAAATGGTTGCTCATTGGCAACAGTTTAAATCTGAACATGAAATTGAAACGTTGGCTGTTGAAGCAACAGTGTTTAATCCTGAACATGGGTATGCTGGCACACTTGACGGTATTTGGAAGATTGATGGTGTCACATATTTGTTGGATGTTAAAACGTCACGCAACACGTGGCCTGAACATTACCAACAACTTGCGGCGTTGGATGCGTGTACCGTGATGATGGTTGAAGAAGCGGATGGTGTGTGGGTTGAAAAGCCGATACCTGCCTACGATAAGTATGCTATTCTTCATCTACGCCCAACTGATTGGGATAACAATGGGAACATCATGGAATCATTTTGTACCCTCAAAGAGGTGGAGAATATTCCACTACACTTTGAAGGCTTCTTAGGGGCTTTGGCTTTGAAGAAGTATGAACGACAACTGAATATGGTAACCAAAGAACAAATCAAGGAGGTATAAATTATGCAAGTTAAAGCACAATTCACTGGGAATGTTACAAACGAACCTGAAGTTAAAACGGTTGGTGCAAAAAATACGCCGCTAAAAGAACTGAACATTGCGGTTAACCATGACAAGAAGAACCGTGACACTGGCGAGTATGAGCGCACTGGTGACACAACATGGGTTACTGTTAAACTGTGGGGTGAGGCAGCCAACCAAGAAATTGGTAAGGGCGACCTTGTTGAGTTTGATGGTACAATCGTTGAGAAGCACTTTCAGCGCAAGGATGGCACTGAAGGCCGTCGTTTAGAATCGGATTATGTTGCGGCGCTTACTGTGAAATACAGTAAGTCTGCACAGACTGTGGCCGAACCGTTCTAATAGAATTACAATCAGGTTGTTTCCCCCTTTCTACCTGATTGTAAAACGGGGTGTGGCGTTGAGAACTTTCTCCGTCACACCCCCCACCACAAATAAGGGGATGTTAAAATTTGTATCAAATGAAATGGGGTAGGTGAATGGTTGACCAGATGACGTTAGCGTTTGACTTGATTGAGCAAGGCTTCGCAGTGTTCCCTGTTAATCCTGAAACAAAACAACCGTTTACTACACATGGTCATTTGGATGCGACACATGATGTGGAACTGGTTGCCACATGGTTTAGTTTGGATTATCCTCAGGCTGTGGTTGGTGTTCATGCTGGCGCTTCAGGTTTGGTCATTCTTGATTTGGATAAAAAGAATGGTAAGGATGGGTTCGAGTCGGTTGATGAAGGTTGGCTCGAAATCCCTGATTCTTTTCATTACGACACGCCAAGCGGCGGAAGGCACTACATTTATCGTGCGCCCGCAGACAAGGTTTTAGCACCCGCCAGGGATTACAGGTCGTTGGCTGGGGTTGACCGCCGTGGCGGGTCATCCTATGCCGTCTGGTACGGTGATGCGCCTGCGCCTGACATGATTAAAGATGCGCCTAACTGGTTGTGTGATGAGGCTGTGTCGAGGACTGGTTCAGCGTTTGATGGGAGGCTTGATGAGTGGTTGGCTACTGCTGATGGTGAACCTGATGGTCGCGTAATTCAAGCCATTCAACGTATTCCGAAAGGCGAGTTTGACCATGTTGAAATGGTTGAACGTCAAATGGAATTGGTGCGCTTGGCCGCTGAAGGGCATCCTGGGGTTCGTGTGGCGTTGGATGCTTTGCGCCGAGAATGGTTGCGGCCGCCTTACGATAATGCTGATTATGCGTATGAGTATGACGCTGGGCTTGATGGTTGTGTAAAAAAGTTTGGGGCAACCGATTCTGCTATTACAGAGTTGCCTGAGTATTCAACGACACTAGCGAACTTGCCGTCAGAGTTTCCTATCAACATGTTAGTTGGTGAAGCGAAACCTAAAAAACATTTCTTTGATGTGTTGCGTTTATTGTGTGCAACAGAATTTGACGACTATCAGGTTGCCGCAATTTTGTGGGGTGCGCCAACAGTTAAAGGTTGGGCGCGTGAATGGGGTTTGCAATATGTGTATAAGCAGATTGCTGAACTGCGGGCTAAGAATGATGTGACTATTGAGAACCCTACGCTGGAGGCTGAAAGGGTAAAGATTCGTGACATTCAGTTGCTTACTGATGTTGAGCGAACCGAAATGTCCGTGTATGAAACCTTTGTTGAACGCTACCTGTTTTGGGTTAAATCAAAATCGCGCACCGTCAACGTGCCATACCACCGTATGAACGCAGTCACAATCCTGTCATTGGCTTACGGAATGTACGGGTTTATTCCTGAGGCTGAGGGTGCAATGGGTCTGAATGTTTTTCAGATTGGGTTGGGTGAATCATCCACAGGTAAAACTCGGTCACTGAAAATGCGTGATGCTGTGTTGCGTGAGTTCTTTAAAGGTGACGAGAATTACGACTTAGGTTCTGATGCTTCCATTCAAGCGTTACATGATGTGTTGTTGAAGCGGGATGGTCGGCCATCATTCTTTAACGCTGATGAAGCGGCTGTGACGTTCAGTCAAATGGTTGAGCAGAAGTGGTTGGCTGGTATGGAATCGTTCCTTACGAGGCTGTACGAGGGCTATGTGCCGCCTATGTTGCGTCGTGGGTCTGATGTTACAAAACCTGCAATGACTTCGTTTAACGTGGCAATGTATGGCACTCCTGACCGCGTGATGGACATTCTCACCCAAGACATGTTCCTAACTGGGTTTCTGCCGCGTTTCGCATGGACTATTGGTGACCCGCCTGACGATTCGGATGAGCAACACAAAATGTCGCAAGCATCATCACGCTTAATGAAACTAGATTATGACCCTGTGGCTCGTGGGTTTGCAACCGAGTTTATGTTGATTCGTCGCATGATTGGTACAGGCCGTCACCCTGTTCGGGCAACCGAGGCGGCGCTACAACGGTTTGCTGAAGCATCCAAGTTGATGAAAGAACAATTAATTAAGCACCCGTTGTGGCGTTTGATTGAACCGTCGTGGAAACGTTTAGCATCCGAAACGGTACGCAAGTTGGCTTCGCTGATTGCCTTATCTGAAGGGTCGCTCATTGTTGAGTTGCGGCATGCCGTGTACGCGCTGCAACATGCTGAAGAATGGGTCAACAATTTGGTGGTTGTTTCTGAAGGGATTAGTTCTTCCATCTTTCAGAAAGAATGTGACGAGGTTGAGCGGGCTGTTGTTACGTCTGGTGGTAGTATGACTAAAGCAAAACTGGTTAACAGGTTTAGGGCTTGGCGGTTTAGAGAATTTCAGGAACGTTTGGAATCACTCATTCAGCAGGGCCGTTTGCGTGAAGACCAGACTGGAACGAAAGTGGAGGTAAATGTTTAATGCGTTACGTACATGATGATGAGGCGTGGGCTAAGAAACTTGAAGAAGACTTTGACGAATATATTTTTGGATGTATGGACTCTTTAGACTATGCGCCAGGGATGAGTTCAAGCGCAGAGTTTGAAACTGTTAGTGGCGAACCATATTGCGGTTGTTCCACGTGTTACAACCGTGAGGTGATTATGTTTCTCATGCCGCGTATAATTGATGCATACAAGGCAGGAATTTTAACCGAGGAAGATAATGGCTGAAACATACAAACCGCCAGCAAGCGTATCGTCTGCGGCGAAACGTGCGCTCATGTGGATTAAAGATGGTAAAGCGGGCAGCGGGTTTACATCTGTTGGGCGTTATCGAGCAAAGCAACTAGCGTCAGGTAACGCAATTGATTGGTCAACCATTCAGCGTATGCGAAACTATTTGGGCCGTCACGCAGGTGACAAGAAGGCTGAAGGTTTCCGCTCTGGTGAAAAAGGTTACCCGTCGCCTGGTCGTGTCGCATGGGATGCGTGGGGTGGAGATGCCGCCGCGTCGTGGGTTAAGCAGGAACGGTTTAACCCTGAGAATAAACCAAAGTAGTGTACCCGCTCGGTTGGTGTATTGGCAAACGCCACTGCAATGAATGTCCAGGTCAATGGGAATCAACAATTGCTATTGGTGTTGTTGATGTTTGTATTTGTGATTGCCACCCAAATTGACTGCACAACCTTTACCGTTTTACCCCTGGTCTGAGTGGGATAAACATAAGGCCGTAATTGTTCAGGCTAAAAAGGCTACAGGTGTAACCGACCAAGTGTTGCCGCGTGAAGCAAAACCAGGTGACATGCGTGTGGTGTGTGTTGAGCCGCCACCGTTCCTATGCGACTATGCTTTAATCAAATCGGGCAGTGTGGCAGGTTTTACTGACGCGCTGTTATGGTTTTTTGGTATCAAAAAAGATGAGCGGGTAATAACAGTTGCCCAAATGTTGTCACGCATAATGGGCGGCGAAGTGTTTGAACATTTAGAAGAAAGAGATTACAGTGAACGACTCATCAATCCCGAACCCAATGTATTGGCTTCAAAAAACAGCAATCCTGAGCCTAGACCCAGGGAAACAGACGGGGATAGCGCTGGGTATTTATGGTGACCACGAATACCAGTTGCTGAAAGTGTGGCAGGTCGGTGATGGACTTACAGGTTTTGTTGATTGGTGGGAAGAAACGGGCCGCAAAGTTGTGATGTATCGTGAATGGGCGTACATGAAACCGATTGTTGTGGTGTGTGAAAAGTTTGTGTTGAGGTCAAACCAGTTTGTTGCTGACACTGAACCGTTACTTATTGAGGGCGCATTGTCGGCGTTGCATGGTGGTGAAATTGTGTGGCAGTTGCGTTCCGACAAGTCACTCGTTGAAGACTCGGTTTTGAAAGATAATGGTTTATGGCACACAGGCAAATACGTTGGGTGGAAAGATGCGCGTGACACTAACGACGCAATTATTCACGCTCTGGCATACTTAAAGAAGAACAAGCATGTTCCTACTCTTAAGAAGTATTGGGGAAATAATGACTGACATTACTGGTGATAATTTTTTTGTTATGCATGGCGATTGTTTAGTTCGGCTCAAAGAGTTGCCTGATAACAGTGTTGATGCTGTTGTTACCGACCCTCCTTACGAGTTAGCGTTTATGGGTAAGAAGTGGGATAACAGTGGTATCGCTTTTAATGTTAATGTCTGGCTGGAGTGTTTGCGTGTGCTAAAACCTGGCGGGCATTTGTTGGCTTTTGGCGGTTCGCGTACTTGGCATAGGTTGTGTGTTGCCATTGAGGATGCTGGTTTTGAGGTGCGTGATTCGATTGCTTGGTTGTATGGTTCAGGGTTTCCGAAGTCGCACAACATTGGCAAAGCGATTGACAAATCGGCTGGCGTTGAACGTGAAGTTATTGGTACTGGAAATGCGGGCGCTGGATTCAATAAGGTGAAAGGTTTTGGTAGCGGGAATACAACTCAAGGCGGTGATGCTACTACTGAGTGGGATGTAACTGCCCCCGCAACCGATAAAGCAAAACAATGGGATGGTTGGGGTACGGCCTTAAAGCCCGCATTTGAGCCTATAGTGGTGGCGCGTAAGCCGCTGATTGGTACTGTTGCGGATAACGTGTTGACGTGGGGTGTTGGTGGGTTAAACATTGACGGCACACGCATTAGCACAACAGACAGTTTTGGTGGCGGAACTAAAGGCACAAGTGGTTTCGCCGCTGGTTATGAAAATGATGGGTGGGTTGCTGGTAGTGAACTTGGCCGTTGGCCTGCAAACATTTTGTTAGACCAACACACTGCCGAACTATTAGACGAACAGGCTGACGCTTCACGTTTCTTCTACGTCAGTAAAGCAAACAAACAAGACCGCAACGAAGGCGTTGAGGCAAACACGCACCCAACAGTCAAACCAACAGACCTGATGAGATACCTCATCAAACTCGTAACACCACAAGGCGGAACAATCCTAGACCCTTTCACGGGTTCAGGGTCAACAGGTAAAGCCGCAATCCTAGAAGGCAACAATTTTATTGGGATAGAATTGACTGAAGAATACTTACCCATTATTCAGGGCAGGTTGAAGCATGCCGAAGAAACAAAAATAAAAAACGAAGGATTATTTTAATGCCATACTATATTCGACAAGACGCACCAGGATGCGAAAACAAATGGGCCGCAGTAAAATCTGACGGTGAAGTTCTCGGATGCCACAGCACCAAACAGGCAGCCATAGACCAGGCGCTCGCGGTGGCCCTCAACACTGACGAACGGTACGAAGGTGACTGGGTAAACAGGGAGAACCGTAAAGCATAAAACATGCTATCCTAGTGTTGTTAGAAGATGCATCTTCACAGGTGACAACCTTAGCAAGATGGATACAACAACTTAACATGTAAGAAGAAGCCCCGCCAAACGACGGGGCTTCTTCATTTGTTCACCAGCCTTTCAATAGAAGGGGCAGGGGAAACTATTTGCCTACTGGCAAGAATCGCACTGGAGTGCATCCATAGGGTCAAGGCTACAGGCGTAGCCGCCAATCATTTCAATGTTATTCTCTGGGTTCATTAGACAATTTTATCACGCCTAAACGATACGCAAATCAGACCACGCGCCGTCACGAACCACAAAAGTGGTCATACCAGAAATAGACCGTTCCCCACGGTTGTTTGTGAACCATGACGAGCCACGGTCAGAAGCAGAACCCACAATAATCCACTTTTTGTTGCCCGACTGTTGGACTCGCATGGAATGGAAATGCCCAGTAACAAGAATATCGGCGTGAGCGACAGGCATTTCACCATGTGACTGCCCCTGCCACCATGTCCCAATTTTGTCGGCGCTACCAGCCTGATGCCCATGCACCACACCAATACCAGTATTTGCAGTAATGAACGCCACACTATCAAAATAATCTTCAGGCACAATCACCTCAATATCGGTTGATGCTTCAATCAGTTTGGCAATAACAATACCCCAATCATCATGCACATCACCAGAAGCGGCCTGCATACCCAAACGGTCACGCGAATGATTCGACGGAACAGCGACATATTTGAGAACAAAACCTTCATCTGCAAGGTAACGTAAACCTTTAATCATCACCTTGTACGCCAACAACACCTGCTTCGGCAAAGACAAATCATTAGTTTGGCGTTGGCTTGGCGTGTTATAAAAGTTCTCAATAATGTCGCCACCATCAATAATCACAATTTCATCAACACCATTACGGGTAGCCTCAGCGCGAACATTTTTAAACGACTCAAAAACTTGGTCTAAAGTTTCTTTACTGCCACCATTCCAGTCAACTTTACCCAACTGAAAATCGTTAGCCAAAACAACCTGTGACGAATCAGCATGATTACGGTCATAAATTTCATGCTTGTTAGAACGACCCCACTCATAACCATCAATCTCAGCAATAGCCGCATCAATATCAAAGCCCGCATCCTCAGACTTTTTACGTTTACCCCACACTTTTACGGCGTGAAGGGTGCGTGTGCCATGCAACTTAGAAGACTGTTCCCATTCCGAAAAGCGCCACTGATAATCCCACTCGGCAGGATTTAAACCCTTACCCATAATAAACGACTCAACATCATCAATGTCAAGTTCCAACAACGAAGCAGGACTATCACCCGTGAACTCATCAGACGAAACTTCCCAACGAGCATTAGCAGGAATCTCAGGTTCAACATCAAGAGTCCTTTTAACATTTCCATGTTTAAAATGGCGGCGAATGGAAGCCTCGGAAACTTCAATCTGTTCAGCCCAATCCATCTTGCTACGAGAATCGTCAACCGTAATGCCCGTAAGTTTTTGCCACACGCAAGTAACACATTCGGATTTAGCCATAACCTTTTCTCCCTAAAGTTTAAGTTGAAGGTTAGGTAAACCCTAACACACGCTAAGGCATTTTAGTGATAATTGCTGAAACAATAATTGCCACAGCAGAACTAAGCCCAGCAAAACCCCAAATTTTCATTTCCAAATTACGAATACGCTTTTCATGGTCATCCAAAGTTTTAGGATGGTCACCAAGCCGAGCCTCAATATCAACAAGTTTCTGATAAACCTGTGTCAAAGTAATACGAACAGAAGGTTCGCGCTCAGGCTCAGACACAACTACTTCTTTTTAGAAGAAGACTCAACCACAACAACAGGTGCGGAAACAATATCCGCCCAAGTCACACTGTGGTCAGGCATAGGAACATCCGCAGAATCAGCAGGCGTAGCAAGACCAGCCTCTTTATGGGATTCCAAAAGTTCCTGCTCAGCCTCCCACTTCCTAATCGTCGAACGAACAAACTTAATCGGCTCATAGTAACGCTTACCATCCCCACCAAAAACAAATGGGTGAGTGCGGCCCTTACCAATCTCAAAATGAAGATGCTTACCAGTAGAAGCACCAGTAGTACCCATAATACCAACCACTGTTCCAGCAGTAACTTTCTGACCCTTACGCAACTTCGATTCAGCCTTCATGTGAGCATACAAAGAAGTCACATTCTTGCCAAAAACTTTGTGGCGAAGAACAACATAATGACCAAAACCAGCACTGTTGTAACCTTTAGCAATCACAACACCATCAAACCAAACCTCAAGTTTCAACGGCTCTTTAGAACCCCACAAATCAACACCATTGTGATGGATGCGTTCCTTACGAATCGGGTGCATACGGTAACCATACTCACCCGTCACCTTAAAATCTTTATTAAAACGACCATTAATAGGCCACTGTGGTTCAGCAGTCATTACTTGTCATCCTTCTTAGTTTCAACCTGCTCAGCGGCACGACGCATACCAGCAGCCACATCTTCACGAGAAAGTTCACCAGTGATTGTGATTCGGTAACCGACCCAGCCGATTGCCACTAGGATTGCGCCACCAAAAACGGCAAGGATTCCCATGAGCGAGTCGCCCATTAGACCACCAACACCAGCACCAGCGCCAAGAACAAATAAGAACAGACCAAAAGCCCGCCAAATAAATTCGCCAATAATTTTAAATGCGTCAACAATTCGGTCTTTAAATGTCATAATACTACCAGTTTATCATATACTATGCGACAGGATATGAGAAGTTGAATGAGATATAGTCGCCTGAAGCCCACGCTTCGCCAAATGGGTTAGTCGCGCCACCGACAGCACCAACAGTTAGGTTTGCTGTGGATGAAACAAACCGACCAAACTGAACTACTGATGCACTGTTTGGTGCAACAAATCCGTCATAAACAACGCTTGCGCTGGTATTAAGATATGATGCTGTGCCTAGTTTGTGGAAAAGTGAACCAGTAAAAACATATGTTGTGTCAATGTTGAAACCAGTAGGCAACGTCATTGTAATTCCAGAAGTGGTTGTTGTGGAATTGTTAATAGCGCCAGTAATATTTACTACACCTGAGCCGACAGAATAGGTTATAAGGGTAGAGGCGGGGGTTATGTTAACAAAAGTAGGCGTGTACGATACTGGCGCTTTAGCCCAAATCTTCCATGTCGAACCATCCCAACGGTAATACACAAGATTATCAATCTGATACCCAATGTCACCAATAATCATGCCAGTCTGTGCGCTTTTAGCAGTAGAGTTAGCCCACGAAAATGATTGCATTTCTCGCACATTAAAAGCGTTCTGAACACTGGTTGCCATTGCTGACGTAATATCGGCCAATGATGCTGGCGTTGTACCGTCAGCGTAATAAATATTATCTGGTGATGTTGTGGGCATTAGTTTTTCTCCAATGTTTCAATTCGTTGTTCTAAAGTTTTTATGTAATCAACCATAGCGTCAAGAACTTTGTCTATGGCCTCTGTTTCGAGGATTAGTTCTAATGATGGTTTTGTTTTTAAATCTTCTAATGTAATCATATCAATCCTTAAGTTTTGATAATGTATGTAAGTGCATAGTAGGGAGGAAGGCTACTGCCGCTTTCTGTTGAACCACCAAGCACTGTTGCTGGTGTACCAGCAATAGCGTTACCAGTTGATGTTGCGTTAACTTCATCAGTTGCAGTCCAAGACGTTACCGTTTTAAGTTTCATGCGCACGTTGTTACCACGACGAGCAATCTCAGCCCAACCATCAGCCAAACCATGCGTATGTGTTGTTGCACCACCAGTAGCGCCTTGAGCATACGTTGAACCAGCGCCAACGATAAAACGGTTACGTAAATCAGGCACAGTAGCACCAACAATCGCGGCAAGCGCAGTGTAACCAGTTGTTGATTGACCGTTACACAACAACCAGCCTGATGGTGGCGTGGCACTACCAAACATAATAATTGCGCCTGGCGGATTGAGCGCCGCATCTGTAACATTCAAAGTACCGCTAGTGGTAATAGGTGAGGATGGGGATGCCGACAGGCCAGTACCAGCAGTAATAGAAGTAACCGTACCGCCACCACCACCAGGCGAAGCAGCATTAACCCAGTTTGTGCCATTGTATTTAATAACTTGGTCTGATGCTGGTGTAGTTATAACAACATCAGAAAGGTTATCAAGCGAAACACCTGTTGACCCGCCAAGTGCAACAGTTTGACCAGCAACCGTCACAGAAGAATTAGTTAAACCAACATTAGGAATAGTAGCAACAGAACCAAGCACACCACCAGCCGTAGTCGTCACATAACCAGCAGTAGTCAACGGGGTAGTAATAGTACCCGTAAAAGTAGGACTTGCAGAAGTAGCAATCCCAGCAGTGCTAAGACTTCGGTTAACCCAAAGATTAGAAGCATTACGTTGAAGAATATCTCCAGATGTTGCCGAAGTAATTTGCACATCATGCAACTCATTAAGTTCATAACCATTCTGAGGCTTAATAAAAATCATTCCAGTGCTGGACTGTGAACGCAAACAAAAACCAACATAAACTAAATGAACTGGTGCTTGAGGTTTTGTTGAAGTCAAACCACCAGCAGTAGTGCCAGACAAATAAACAATTTCTGCTTCAGTTAACGCAGCAGTATTTAAATCTTCCATCACTCCATATGTTTGCACATACCCTTGTGCGCCGTTAGCAATAGGTTCAGCAACAACACCAAAAGTTTGAGCAGACGTAGCATCACTTGTTGCAATCGCCAACGAAACCTCAAGCACACCAGAAGCACCAACAGAACCCGACGGGTAAACAACTTGTCCTTTAGTGAAAGCAGTACCAGTATTGTTTTTAACTAACGCATATTGGGCTTGACCTAAATGAACTTCAACATTGCCGCCAGCCAAACCGAGGCGCAGAGTTCCAACATTTGCATCCCAAACCATTCGACCAACGGCATCCGTTGCGGCAGTAGCAGTATTAAACTGGGCATAATCAAGGTTGCCAATACGGTCAAACGCATCCTGGTCAACACCAACAACATAAGTAGTATTGTCATAAGTGGCAGGCAACGTTGCAGTAATAACTTCAGCGCCAGCACCACCACCACCGCCACCACCGCCACCAGTTGCAGCACCAGCGGAACGAATAGTAATCTTGCCATACTTAATAATGTCAAGCACTGATTTTAATTCACGCTCAACTTCATCTTTCCATTGACGGTCATCCCCAACGGCACGAACATTATTTAAACTCATTACGCCACCTTATACGGAAAAATAATTTGGTCTTGACACTCATAGTTTTCCCACAAAGCATCATACTCGGCAACGCTTTTATCGCCAGTAATAAATGAATGAGTTCCAGACTGCGAACCAGTTGAATTAATTGCAGAACCACCTTGAGTTGCCGAAATCTGAAAAGTATTAGTTGCAGAGTTAATAACATATCCACCCCAGATTGGAAGAGAGGTTGCTAAATTATTGGGTAATTCTCCCGTGGTAGTAAATGAAACAAAATCTCCATTAGAAAGGCCGTGAGAAGAACAGGTAATCACTGCAGGCGAAGCAATACTAATAGTAAAAGTTTCAGGTACAGTAATTCCAGTACCCCAAATAGCGTCAATATCATAAACCGTAACATAACGTTCAGCAGTAATACTTGTAGAAATATTGCCAATAGAACAAGTAGTAATACGGTAAGTGGAATCCAAATAACTAATCAAAGAACCACACGTCAAACCGATACCTTGAATAGAAGAAGTTGGAATGGTAGCACTTAACGTAACAACAGGCCCAGATGCTCGCTGTGCAGCCCACACGCCACGGTCATAAGCATCTTCTTGACTAATAATAAAAGGGTTATTAATAGTGTTAATTGTTGCGCGAGTATATTTAATAGGGTCAATGCCTGTAATCAAACCAAGCAAATTTTCTTCACCATAAACACCAGTGCCATTAAGTTTAAGGGCAGCATACTTTACGCTACTATCAGATGCAGCCAGTTCATAAGGGCCGCCAGCCAAAGTAGTGTCAGTGTAAGGGCCAACAACCGTAATTCTGATTGCCGAATTATCTTCAGGGTCAATCTCGGCAGAAACAGAACCTCCAAAAGATTCCCACTGCTCAGCAAGAAGTGTAACGCCAGCAGAGTCAATAACATAATATTCACCATCAGCAACAGGCCAATTATCTGAACGCACAGGGTTACGAACAGCAATCGGACTAACATTACCTTTAACGCTTGTTACAGTTGTTTCCCCAGCATTAACACTAATAATATTGTTTCCGTCTTCTTCGGCATCATAAATTGTTCCATTAATAAAATACGCATTATTGTATGAAACATTAATTTGCCGACCAGACAAAGTGCTTTGCGGGTTTATTGTTGGTGGCGAGCCAACATTAGTTATGTCAAAAGGTATTTCGCCATTATTTCGGGCAATTAATGTGTCACCCGAAATGGCAAATTCAAAGTATTGTGCGGCAGCAAGTTGTTGCATTAGTTCCCAAGCAACACCGCTTGTTGCTGGAAAAGCACCATAATGTCGCGCATTTTCAGCCGACGCATTTAAATCTGTAAAGTTAATATCGGCCCACGGTGCGGTAATTTCAGTATCAAAATATGAAATTGATGAAGTCAAGTCACCTGTAATTGATGTAGTAAAAGCATTAATTGCTGAAACGTTACCCTCAAAAGAATCTCTAAGAATTTGCCAGTTTGTTCCAGAACCATTATTAATAAAAACTGTTGAGGTAGATTCTGTTGCGCCACTGTATTGTGTTGCGTACATTTTAATGGTCATCCCAGTGGAAGATGAAACAACTTGAAAAGTGAAAAGTATTGGCTGCGATAAATCGTAACCGCTTAAATCAATTTGCTGAGATGTTTCAGTGTTAAGTTCCGTAATTGTTGCTGTTAAAGCAACCCCATTAATGTCAATAGTGAAACAATTTCCGTAAGCCAAAAGGTTGGGTGTAATTGCGCCAAGAGAATTACCTAAGTAAATTCGACTTGCATTACTATCGCTTACGATTGTTTTAATTTGCAAAACCATAGAATTAGTTGGCGTAATAGAACCATAAGTTCCTGTTTGTGCGCCAACCATAAATGGCAGAAAACTTGTTGTTACACCAGAATCAAAAATCCAATCAAGAGATGGAGGGTCAGCATTAAAAACTACGCCGTTGCCACCAACATCATCAATTATGTTAATAAAACTATCTTTAATGAAAGACCTAAAAGTATAAAGATAATCACTGCTCATGCTGCTGTAATTAACTGGAAAAGAAGCCCCAGCCGAAGCAATGGTCGGCAAATAATTTTGGCGTTCCTGTATGCCAATGGCGCAATACATGTTATAAAGCCAACCCTTAATGCCGCCCCACTCAACAGGTTCAACAGCACAATCAAGGTTAAACCTATCCGCAATAGTTCCATGCGTAACAGAAGCATTAAGGCCAGTTTGACTTACCGACTGCACAATCCCATGAACAGTACCTAAATCCCCAACCGTTGAAACAGTATCGTTATTGATAACCAGCAAAGATTCATCTGTGGCCTGTGCGCTAAAAGAAACAGAACCAGTGCCAGCACCAGTATCGCCAACAGCAACAGCGTTAATTGATTCATTAACCGACCAGCCTGGCGCAATGTTACCAATCGTGCCAGTACCCGTCATAGAAACTTCTAACGCCACGCGCCAACCTCAACAAGAGTAGTGGACAAACCTTTACGTGGCGGATACATGTACGTATAGGTTTCAACACGGGCATCATCAGCAAACTCTAAACCAGTGTGGCCTTCACCAGGCGCATGGTCGCCTGTCAGCGTAAGCGACCTGCCTGTTTCCACAAGCCGAGCCATCATTGATGTTACCGTAATTGTTGATGCTGTCGTAGAAGTGCGAGTAATGTAAACCTTTACCGCCTGATACGACGAACCAGCAAACGTAGCGTTCATGCGAGTCGAAGAAGTATCAGTCAACAAAGTTAAATCAACAGCAGTGCCAAGAGTATTATCAGTATTAATCGGAACAACACGAACCACCGCCGTACCAGTTTTTGCGCCAGACACACCAATATTTAAAGTATGTGTTGGCGGAATCGGAATAATAGCAACACTGTTCGCTTTAGTAGGCACAGCATTAGCCGAACCAGTCACACTCCACGTAGCCTTACGAACAGGTTGATTGTAAGAGTTAGTTGATGTTGCACTAAACGTCGGAAGAACATCATAAATGTTTTCCCAACCCTGTTCAATCAAACCAGGGGAAGCCCAACCAACAGAAAAAAGGTTAGTTTCAAAAGCGTAAGGGTCAGCAAATTGAAACAAACCATCACCATAAAAGCCAGAAGCATATTTATTATAAACACCAATACCATCCAGTTCTTCTGAAAGCCCAGTGAAACTAAAAGCGTATTGCTTACGGTATTGTTTAGAACGCGAAACATCTGCACCACCATTCTCAAAAGACATAGACTCAACAAAGTTAATGTTTGACGCTTGAGCGCCAGCCAACGGCGCAGGACACCACTGCATTTTTACACCTGGAATACCAAACCAAATGTGTGTTCTCACGTTAGACAAGGTAGCCTCCTTCAGCAGTTACGAGTCTAGCACCACGCGCATTAGCCCTAGCAATTTCACGTGAATCAACAGCCACCACAATGTCACCAGAAGCGCCCACGCCGCGAAGCAGCGCCCTATCGTCAGGGGAAAGTGATACCATCATGCCGCCAGAAACAAGGCCGCCATTAGCATATGAAGACGTTGCAGGGGCAGATGCAGGCAGCATGCGACCCATAGCATCCGCATACGGCAAACCAGTGGACTGATTAACATGCTGCTTCGGAATAACATACTCTCCACGGTGAACAACACCAGCAGGCTCATACTTACCGCCACGACCAGTATAACCACCAGAAGCATAATTACCAGTAGCAAGACGAGTAGCAATTTTTCCAATTTGCTCGGCAAGCCTGGCCGCACCAGAATAGTTTTTTGCCAAAATTAAAGATTCGTAAAGCGCCAACTTTTCAAGTTTACTTGCGTTAAGAACTTCTCCTCGCTTAAACTTTTTATAAGCGTCAGATTCAACATAATCAATCTTGACTTTAGCGGAACTAGAATTTGCTTTAGCAATAAATTCATTTAACGCTTGAGTAGCAGGGTTGGTATCAGCATCAACAGTAACATTTGGTGGAACTTTATTAATAATATTTGTAAAGTCGCCAAATGTTTTAGCAAACTTAGAAACTTCATCAGCAGAATAACCCATAGCCAAAGCCTGATTAACAAAATCTTCACGCAACTGGCGGGCAACTCGACGCAACTTTTCTTGACTTGCGCCATTAGCGGCAAGCGAAGAAAGATAATCTCCATTAGATTGAATAATTCCAAGCAATTCACGGCGATTTTTTCTCGCCGCAGACGAGTTTCCCTGCAAAGACGTTGATGCATCATCAGTTGCGGTGGACAACTCAGCATTAGCGTTAGCCAACTGCGCCTGCAAATCAGCAATACGCAACTGGTCGCCAGCCTTAATCGCAATAGATAAAAAGTATTCCAACTTATCGCGTGTGGCGGTTAAACCAAGAACCCTGTTACGAGCATCAGTAATTCGTTTTGATAGATTTTCCCAAGAATCCGCAATAGCATCTGCGTTAAGCGCACTTGCCCAACGAAGGTCAAACGCCCGTTTAAACGTTGACGACAAATCGTTAGCGTAATCAGTTAAAGTTCTAACCGCTGCCGAAGCATTGTTGATTGGTGTTACAACTTTAGTTAGTTTTTTACCAGTAAACTCTGCCGAAAAACCAACATCTTCAATGCCAGCCGCAGCACCAGAAGAATCAATAGTAGAAACCACAGAACCATAACCCCGAAGAAGGTCAATAAGTTCACTAACTGGCCCAATAGAAGAACTAGCCTGAATTGCAATCTTTGTTGCCAGGTCAATTCTTCCAGCCTTTTGTGCCGCATCCGACAATTCACGAATATAAAGTTGACCACCATTACGGCCATCTTTAATAATGCGAGCAGTAAACTCATCAAAATCAAGACCAATATCATTAAGAGCATCCGAAATAGTATTGCCACTAAAAGGGATAAGTTCTTGAGAAGCAAGTTCCCTAAATGAATCACTAGCAATAAGAGCGTTCTTAACCCACGCAAGAGTATTCTCACCAATATAACGAGTATTATTTCCAATAGCAGCATTGGTGGCATCATATCCACCAGGAATATTTGTTCCTAAAAGTTCTGCCGTACTTTTTAACTGGTCTTGAAGTTTTTGAATCTCTGGGCTAACCTGAGAAGCAGCGCCACCAACTTTAATAAAAGCGCCAGCAGCAGAAGCGCCACTTTCAGCAATTGCTTCATCACGCAATTTAGAATCAGCAATAATAGCATCCGACAAACCAGTAGTGTCGCTAACAAATGAATTAAACTTTGCGGCAGTATCTTCGGCGGCTTGACCGACAGCAAAAAGGCTTGCAACAACTTCAACAAGGAATAATGCAATTCCAACACCACTAGCAATTTTCATTACTTTTCCGAGTCGGCCAATTGCGGCAGAAGCGCCATCAGCAGAAACGCCAAGAGTAACAAGTGCAGTTTTTGTTGCAGCCATTGATGCACCAAAGATTGCAAGACCAGCAACAGTAGCCGCAATAACACCAATAAATATTGTTAAAGTTGAATTGATAATAAGAAGTGCTTGACCAATGGGCGTTTTCGCAACAGCCGTTAAGCCATTAACAAACTCAATTAAAAAGTTGATAACATTTTTTGCAAAAGGAGAAATGCTGTCACCAACAGCAGCAAACAATGCAGACAAAGAGTTTTGCAAAATTTGAAAACGTGAAGCCAAATCGTCAACTTTAAGAGCATAAGAATCAGCAAGGAATGTTCCGTTTTTAAACTGTGTTGCAGAATCGCTAATAAGTCCGTTAGTAAAATCAACATTGGTTGCCAAACGTGACAAAGTATTAGTAACACGAATGTCGGACAGGTTTAAAGCATCAAGTGCAGTAGTTAGTTCACCACTCGACATTCCACTAAGCCCAACCAAGAGTTGTTTAAAAAATCCTTGAAGGTCAGACTGTGCAAGATTTCTAGCCTCCGAAGAAGTTTTACCTAAAACTTCTGCAAAAGAATCAAGCACTGGGCCGCCACGTGACGCCGCTCGGTTAATCTCTTGAAACACACGAGTAATCGCACCACGCGACTGTTCTGCAGGAACACCCAACGAAGCCAACGAACCAGCCAAACCAATAATAAAATCGGTACTCAACCCAGCAGTTTTAGCAACACCAGCCAAACCAATAGAAGTACGCAAAATTTCTGTTTCCGTTGCTGCCGACTTCACACCAACAAACGCAATAGCAGAACCCAGTTGATTATATTGACTTGGCAAAACGCCTAACAGTTCTCCAAGACGACCAAAACCTTTAGCGGCTTCATCAGCAGAAACGTTTGTAGTTGCCGCAAACTGCGACACAACTTTAGTAAAACCAATAAGGTCATTAGTTCCAATGCCCAACTGTGAACCAAGCGTAGCAATTTTTGCCAATTCTTCAAAAGCAAGCGGCGCTTCAGTTGATAAAATAATAAGTTGTTGGCGCAACAAACCAAGTGCGCCCGTAGATGCCATTGTTGTTCGCTCAATAGAAGTAAACGCAGTTTCAAACTTTGCAGAAAAAGTAAGAGTCGCCGCAACCGCACCCAACGTGGCAGCCGATACTGCCGTCAATGATGAAGCAACATCATACAAAGCGTAACGCAAACGAGGCAAACTGTTAAGTTGCGACTGCTCAAGTTGCATTTGCTCTTTAAGCGACTTAGCAAACTGTTTACTAGACTTATCACGTTGAGCAATAGCGTCATCAATCATTGTTGATGCGTTTAAATAGTTACGCCCAGAACTTTGTGCAACACGACCAACATCAAACAAAGTTTTATAATGCGACTCCATTGACTGATTCCAGCCACGTATTGCTACATCAGAACCTTTAGCCGCTTTTGTAGTTTTTTCCGCTTCAGTGTTAACTTGTTTAACTGCTGCGGCAGTTTCTTTAGCAACAGTCGCTGTACGCTTTAACCCTTTTTCATTAAGCGAAACAAGTTCCTCAACCGCTTTAGCAACAGTCTTGTTAAGCAGTTGCAACTCTTTAACAATGGCATCAATTTCCCCAACTGCTTTACCACTATTAACGCCAACCTCAACACTGGCCTTAAAGTTCATTTCATCTGCCAAAGCAGAACCACCTAACTAATATGGAAACCTATATATATTCTATCATTAGCCATTTTTACGAGCCTGTTCCTCAAACCAATCCACCAACGTAGGCCAATCATCACCACGCATCAACACAGGATTAGTAACCCAATACTCACCATCAGCAGGTTCATAAGACTTATTCTTCGTACTCTTAGTCTTACGGTCAATCGCCGCACGAGCCTTATTAATCTTCCGAGTAGCATTAAACGTCACATTATCTGATTCGGCTTCCCAAACCAAATGACCTTCTTGCGTTGTGTAATCAGCAATAAACTGAACACACTCAGCCAACACATAATCCCAATCAGTCCACACCACAACCTCATACGGTTTGCCCGTGTAATAATCTCTATGCAACGCATAATGGTCGTGGAACAACATGGCAGTAGGCCGCTGACCAACTTTAACAGCAACACGCATAGTTGCTAAATATTTTTGAGAAGCGCCCCTACTTAGGGCTTGGATAAAAAATCAGCCGACTTACTGGCTGTTTCAAACCCAACCATAATGTCCTGCTCAAAAGAAATAATTTCAGACTCAACCAAAGCCAAAGCATGACGTGGCGCGTTCAGCCTAAAGTTTTCAATAGTTTCAATATTTGGTTTAATAATCTCAGCACCATCAGGTGCAACAATTTTAGTAATATACGCTTCCATCATTAAGACGGCAAACAATTCATCACGATTACTGTTTTGTTCAGGCATCCCAATTTGATTAAACTTTGTTGGAAACTTGGCTTCAACCTGCTTATCAATATCATTCTTAAAACGCGACGGAATGGCCTTCAAGTGAAAAACATATTTGTGTTGTGAAAGTTTTTGAACCAAATCATCAAACTTATCTTGCGCTTCTTTAAATTTTTCTTCATTTAAACCGTCAAGAAAATCAAGTTCACGATTTGCTTTAGCCACTTCGTAAGCCAACGTTTCATTAAAATAAACGTCAACACTTTTTTCGGGATAATCTTGCCCCGATAAAACAGCACCTAAATCAAAAGTGCCTGGGTTTAATTCAGCCATTATTACCTCCAAGTAAAAGCCCCCGCACCCTTTGGATGCGGGGGCGCTAGTAGCCCTAGTATATCAGACTACGAAACAGTGACCGCCGTAGTGTCGGTAGCACCAGTCTGTGCAAACGTTGCCGTAATGGTGGCCGCACCAGCAGCCACGCCAGTAACAACACCAGCGTTAGAAACGGTAGCCTTAGTTGCATCTGACGTTGACCAAACAACACCATTGGTGTATGCGCGACTATTTACGGTTGCAGTCAAGCGGCTTTTTGCGCCAACCGCAACCGTTAACGTTGTGGGAGTAACAACCGTAACAGTAGTTGTGCGAACAACCGTGTAAACTTCCAACGAACCCTGCTGAAGCATGTTAACCGTGTAACGGAACGCTTCCTCACCAGTGATAACGTTAGCCTGGCCGTCAGTCAAAACTTCCATGACGCTCACAAAGTCGCCAGCAGCAAAAGCCTGCGTGGTCGGCTTGTTGCCATCAATGCGGGCAACAATGTAACCAGAAGTACGAGGAACAGAAACGGCATCAAACGTCAACGAGTAAGCGTTGGTGTCGTCGTCAAAAGCGCCAGGGTAGTAGAACGAGATAGCCCCACCGTATTGCGAAGCGCCACGGTCAGTACGGTTACCAGTGTCGGCAAGCGACGGGTCGTTCTGAGTGTTGGAAGCCTGAACGCCAAAACCATAATCGTTCCACGAAATTGAAGACGAAAGGTTAAGTGCAGCGTTAAGTTCAGTAGCAGTAGGCGACTTCCAGTTAGCAAACGAACCAGCAGCAGCCCACAGGACAGTGACGTGACCGTTAGAGGTCAGTTTGGTGTAATCAAGAGTTACAGACATTTTTTATATTCCTTACGCCGCGACTTCGTAGTTCCAGTTAACGTCACCTTGTGAAAGGAAAGCGTTGCTGATTCGGATGTTTTCACCTGCAGCGATAACGTCAACAGGGTTGTCGGTCTTTACACGGACAAGGCTGACGCGCTGACCAATAGCAAACGCCGCATCAGGCGCACCGTTGACACGAAGAATAGCCAAATATTCAATGTCGGGGAAAGCCATCAAACCAAAAGCGGTGTTAGCCGTGTTGCTACTTGTTGGGTTTTCAGAACGGAAAGCCTCAAAGGTAACGCTGGGGTTGTAGTAGGTGGGGCTTACAGCACCAGCGGCCTGACAGAACGACAACGAATCGTCAGTGTCAGAATCACCCAAATCGAAAGATGTTCCACCTTCATTGAGCGCACAAGTGATGTTGTAAACAAGAGCGCCATTCAACTCGGCAGCCGTAGGCGCTTCCCAATCAGCGAAAGCCTCAGGCAGAGCAAGTGCGAATGTAACGTTCTCGCGGTACAGGCGAGTGTTAGTCATTACTTATCCTCTATTTCTTCAAAATTATCGGCAACCATTTCTTCGGATGCTTCTACTTTTTGGTTAATGTTTTTCTTAAAACGCTTAGGCTTCGACTCAACGAACCCTTCCGCAGTCTTAGGTTCGTACATTTCAGGAACATACGACTTTTGTTCCTCATCAGCAAGCACAAGATTAGCGCCCAAGACGGGGTGGTTAAAAGTTTTTTCGCTTACGACAGCGGTTTGACCGCTGAGAGTATTAATAACTTTAATCATATCTATATCATTCTATCACGGATTACGGTAAATCCATGAGTTGAATGTTGCAACCGAACGCTGTAGCAGAAATAAAAGATTCAATACCACCAGCATTATTAATGATTACATATGTTCCTGCACCAGGCCGCTTGTAAACTTCGCCAGCATATTCTGGTCGGTAACCCATCAGGGCATCAATCATACGAATTTGCCAACCTTCAGCAATATCTGATTCTTTGGCTACACAATACACGTGAATGGTTTGCATATATTCGTCGCTTCGTGAACCAACAAATGCGCCTTCGCCAACTTTCATAATGTCACCAAAGTTTAAAACAGCGTATGGTTTTAAGATTCCGTTTTCGTATTGCAGTGTTGACAGTTCTGGTACGCCGCCACGATAAACTTCGAGGCTTACTGCGCCTTGCAAATATTCAAGGAGGTCTTCACGGATTGCCTCAATACTTATCATCTAAACATTTCCTTTAATCGTTTCTCAACAACAGTAATTGCCTGAGTGTAACCGTCGCGCAAAGCGTTCATGGCGGGAATTTTGTCGCCAGTAATCCAATGGCGAAAGCCTTTATCTTGATAAATAAAATATTCTTCTTGAGTGTTAAGCCAGCCAAACACGCCACTTGCTTTAGTATTGCTTGACTCAAGCATGGCAGACTTTACAGCGTTAACCATTTTGCCTGTTTCAAAACGCGCATCACCAGTACCGTAACGCAATTCCCCACTATTTTTACCACGCCATGCAGACTTCCAAGCATCTCTAGTTCCAGGGTAACGCTTTGTTCCAGTTGACATAATAGTTTCACGCATCACAACAGCACCGTCAGTAACGGCCTCATTTACCGCCAAATTAATTTTTACACCAACATCATTTAAGTTGGATTTTAACCATTCGCCAAACTTACCAGGGTCATTGGTATCCATTAATCCCACTCAGGTTTCTGCTCAACATTCACAACACACTCAAACGTATGCGAAGCCATATGCGACGAATTAACATCAGCAACAACAGTAAACAAATACGTTTCCAAACCAGGATTACGCCCACCATCAGTAACCTGCACCTGAAAACCACGACTAATAACATCAACCTCAGCCGAAGGAATCTGCACAATAATACCCTTAGCAGAAGACGGGTCATCAACAGGCGTAGAGTTTACCGCAGAAGCAGAACGGTTAGGTTGCACACGAGCCTGCCCCTCATACACAACAGCATCACCCGTAACCGTGTACGCATTAGTGTCATAACTATACGTCTTCGTCAACAAAGACGGGTCATAAATAGTTATTGTTGCGTTCTGGAACTCAGCAAGCCCACTAACATTTGCAATTTGCTGTTCCCACGAATCAAAAACCAGCATTAATATTCCCACCACCAGTTTTCGCGTTCAGCAAGTTCAGGCCACGTAAGGTCACGACCAGTCCTCGTCAACTCAAAAACATCCAAGTTACCCAAACGGGCATCAGCATTATCAGCCTGATTAAAGAACTCATTAGCCTGCTTCCGCAAAGAATCAGCCAACGACTTCAAATCAATAGACAAATCATAATCTTTAATAGTCTTAGATTCAAGCGAAGCACGAGCCGCCAAAGACATAAACCCAAAACCTGCCGCACGAAGAACATTATCTTCAGCAGTTAAAAGAAACGCCTCAATATCGGCATCAGAAAACATTTGATATTCTGCCTGACCTGAAGTGATAGTTCCATAAATAACATCACCAGTAGTCACGCGAACCTTACCAACAAGAGTTGCAGGATTGTAAGGGGCTACACCAATATTTGTCATATAATCATTCTACCTTATGATAAACGGTGCGGGGGAGGCGAAAGGGTCAAAGCCTGCAACCCCGCACCTGCGGTCAGGAGGAAACCGCATCAACAGGATAGTCACAATGGGGGAAACAACTATCCTAACCACAATGATACACGAAAGAACCCCCTGCCATAAGGCAGAGGGTTCAATCGCTAAAGTAGCGTTTTAGATTTACGCGCCAGTACCGTCAGAGCCAACAACAATCTGAGGTGCGATTGCGGCTGCGCCAACAACGTGGCGGCCACGAACCTCAATGTCATCCAACTCGAATGAGCCTTCACGAGCAGGAACAACGCCGCCACCAAGAGTGAACTGGCCGCTGTCCTTAATCGTGATGAGCGGGGTGCGGTAACCTGCGAGGAAGACCTCAGCAAACGCGGGGCGCGAAGTTCCCTGAGGAACAATGAACCAGTAGTCGTCAACTGCACCAGCAGTGGTGAACGAACCAACCGAGTCGAGCGCCCAGAAGTTCGTGTAGTCCACGTTTCCGAGAGCAGGCGACTGGATGAGAACATCCGAACCTTCGGTGCGGCGAACCTCAGTCGTCGAAAGAATACGACGAGCGGTTTGCGCGAGAGCCGAAGTGGTAACCAGGCGGTACGAACGAGCGTTTACGTGACGGCAAGAACCAACGTTGATACG